GAAGATGTGACGTGTCAAATGATCAGCGATGCGCTTGGCTGGTATGAACAACACGAAATGATAGAACGTTATCACGTCAATGGGCGCTCCTACTTTTGGATTCCCACTTGGCACAAATACCAGGGCGATACGTCCAAAGAAGCAGAGAGCAATTTCCCTGCCCCAAGTAGCTACGAACCATATCAAAAGCAGTGCAAGAGCGAGGATAACGGAACGGAACAAGGCAGTCAAGAGGAGGTCGAGAGTAAGTCTGGAGTAGATCAAGAGGAGGTCGAGAGTAAGTCTGCGTCAGATTCAGATGCAGATACAGATGCAGATACAGATGCAGATACAGATGCAGAGTCAGGATCACCTGCGGTGGCGCAAGCGCCCGAACATCCGCCACCAAAAACGCCAAAACCAGCAACACCAGCTCAAGCTATGTTCTCCGCCTTGGCCGAACTATGCCAGATTGACATTGCCGTGTGTACCAACGACCAACGCGGTGCGCTCAACCAGTCCGAGGCATCATTGCGCAAGGCAGGCGCTACGCCAGATGCGCTCGGCGTACACACCGACGACTGGCAGACGTTCGCGCATTGGTGGTATAGGCACGACTGGCGCGGCAAGAGAGGCGAGTCGCCGAGGCCTCACCAGGTCCGCGAGGAGTGGGGCAAGTTCTCAACGTGGCACGAGGGCCAGCGCGTTGAGGCTGCGGTAGCGCAGGAGAGAACCGCGCCAACCCCAGACGAGCAACTATGGCAACGCATACTGGCCGATCTTCAAGGCAGGATGGCGCGAGAGACGTTCAACGCGCACCTGCTCGGATCTGTCCCGGTTGGTAGAAATGATGGATGTCTACGGGTGGTCCTCGTGCGTCCTGATAGCGCGATATGGCTACGTGAGCGGCTATACGATAAAGTGCTACGTCCGTGTCTTGAGCAGCACGAGCCGGGGCTAAACGTGGAGTTTGTCGCCAATGAAACTTGAATTTCCCGCCGACAACGTACCCGCCTTTTTCTTCATCCCCTGCGACCCGTTCACCCACGAACCGCAGGGCGAGCTCGTCAACGGCGCGTGGCTCGTAGACTACGACGCCGAGGCCCTGGCATTGCTACTGGAGACGAACAAGCGCGGCAAAGGCCCCGAGACGGTGGCGCTATACGAGGAAGCGGCAGAACGGGCGCGGCTGTATTCCAAGATGGACGGGCCGGGGCGCTGGATTGCTCAGGGCAAGCTGGCGGTGATGGAAAAGCAGAGGGATAGGAGAGGGGATGATAGACCCTTTCGCCGCGTATGAAGCAACACTTGAAGCCTGGGTTGTAGTGCGATGCTCAGAATGCAATTCAGAGTTTGAAATGCCACGCTATCAGTTTGAGGTTGATGTGGAAGAAGAGGGAAAGCACTATGAGTTTGTTTGCCCTGATTGTTCGGGTTGCGATGAAATTGTGCCATAAAATGACCAATCTCTTGACACCGCCTCCCATCTATGCTATACTGGCTATGTCACAGACTGCCACGGCAGAGGAGCGCGTTTTTTGTTTTCGACAGCGCCCGCATACCCAAACTGCCAGTCTGTGACAAGACGTGCTCAGGGTTGCGGGCGCTGGCCTTTCTAGGAGTGAATTGTGAGATACAACGAATTTCTACAGACAAAGACAGACTATGGATCAGAGTCAGGATTCGAGCCGCTCTTTGTGCCGCCGTTCCTTTTTGATTTCCAGGTCGCCTTGACGGAATGGGCGATCCGCAAAGGCCGTGCGGCGATCTTTGCCGACTGCGGGATGGGCAAAACGCCGATGCAATTGGTGTGGGCTGAAAACGTGATACGCAAGACGAACAAGCCGGTCCTGATCCTGACGCCGCTGGCCGTGAGTTCTCAGACGCTTGACGAAGCACGGAAATTCGACATTGAGGCGCAGCGGGCGCGGCCTGACGTCAATCCCATTACCATTCAGGTGACCAACTACGAGAAGCTCCACCATTTCGACGCGACTAACTATGCTGGCGTGGTGTGTGATGAATCGAGCATCCTCAAAAATTTTGACGGCACACGCAAGGCAGCGATCACCGAGTTTATGCGTCGGGTTTCCTATCGGTTGCTATGCACAGCCACCGCAGCCCCGAACGACTGGATAGAGCTTGGCACATCCAGCGAGGCGCTAGGATATTTTGGGTATACGGATATGTTGAGCAAGTTCTTTACTCATAAACAATCGTATGCGCTGACTGATAGAATGACTAAGCGTGATAAATACCGGCTGCGGGGGTGGGCTAAAGAACCGTTCTGGCAGTGGGTTGCGTCCTGGGCCAGAGCAGCGAGGCGTCCGTCTGACTTGGGATTCGATGACGACGGATTCATTTTGCCGCCATTACAGGAGAGGCACGAACAGGTTAATGCCCACAAACCAACACCTGGTATGCTGTTTGACCTTCCCGCTGTGAATTTTCACGAGGAGCGCGAGGCGATTCGACGAACGATCCAAGAACGGTGCGAGGCCGCTGCGGAGAAGGTAGCACAGAACGGTCATATCTCTATGGTCTGGTGCCACCTCAATGATGAATCAAGCACCCTCGCAGATTTGATACCTGGATCTATCGAGATCAAGGGCGCTGATTCAGACGAGAAAAAGGAGGAAGCGGCGCGCTGGTTTGTCAACGGGTCAGAGGAAAGGCGCGTTCTCATTAGCAAGCCACGGATTTTTGGGTTCGGGCTGAATTTCCAGCATTGTGCGCATATGACTTACTTTCCAACCCACAGCTACGAACAATACTACCAGGCAACGCGCCGCCTGTGGCGATTCGGTCAGGACAGGCCCGTTATGGTGGACTTGATATACACGGATGGCGGCAGCCGGATGATGAAAAATCTGGCCCGCAAAGCCAAAGACGCTGACCAGATGTTTGATTCGCTGGTAGGCCATATGAATCAGGCGCTACACATTGAGAACGTGTATGAGAGAAAGGAGATCGAGGTTCCCCAATGGATGCAAGCCTAATCACTGACCGTTATGCGATTTACTGTGACGACTGTCTAGAGGTGACGCCGACGCTACCAGATGGTTCGGTGCATTTCTCGATCTATTCGCCTCCGTTTGCCGGGCTATATCATTATTCGTCATCGCCGCGCGACTTGAGCAACAGCCGGGACTATGGCGAGTTTTTCGATCACTACGAATACGTTGTCCGTGAGATCACGCGATTGACGATGCCCGGGCGTGTAACGGCGGTGCATTGTATGGATGTCCCGCTCGGAAACAACGGGCGCAACGACTTTTTGATTGACTTTCCGGGCGATATTATCAGGCTACACGACAAGTGCGACTTTAGCTACGTTGCCCGGTATCACGTCTGGAAAGAACCGCTCGGCGTGCGTAACCGGACGATGGCAAAAAAGTTGGCACATCGCACCATCGTCGAGGATTCGTCACGGTGCGGGGTGGCAAGCGCTGACTATCTCCTGGTCTTCCGTCGCAGCGGTGAGAATCCAGAGCCAATAGAACATCCTCACGGGCTGCTTGATTATGCTGGTGAACGCCAGATACCAGCTGACTTGCTCAAGTATCGCAATTGGGGCGGCAATCAGATTGAGAACAAATACAGCCATTGGATTTGGAGGCAATATGCATCCGCCTTTTGGGATGACGTGCGGATTGACCGGGTGTTGCCCTATCGAGAATGTCGAGATGAGGAGGACGAGAAACACGTCCACCCGCTGCAACTTGATGTGATTGACCGCGCGCTTGTACTGTGGTCGAATCCAGGCGACACGGTTTTGACGCCGTTTATGGGTGTTGGTTCTGAGGTGTACGCAGCGGTGCGGCTTGGACGTCGTGGCGTGGGCATTGAATTGAAGCCCACGTATTTCAGGCAGGCAGTCAAAAATCTCGAACAGGTTGACGCTGAGAATGTATCGGTGCCGACACTATTTGATATGTCGGAGTTTGCAAATGTCTGATCAAATCCAACGCCGAGCCCTCCAACATTGGTACACTCCCGACAATCCCCTCCACCTGGACCTGATGCCCTCCATCCTCGGCCTGGTCGGTGAGGCTGGCGAGTTGGCCGACCTGCACAAGAAGCGCATCTTTAAGCCGGGTTATCACCTCATAATAGGAGATGGTGACTACATTGACGAGCTCGGAGACGTTCTTTTCTACGTGGCAATTCTGGCCATAATAGGAGATGGTGACTACATTGACGAGCTCGGAGACGTTCTTTTCTACGTGGCAATTCTGGCGCATCAACTCGGGATCACGTTGGAAGAGTTGAGCCAGTTGAACTTTGCCAAATTGAACGAGCGGGAAAAGAATGGGAGCGGATACAATCGGGGAGAGGAACGGGAGTGATGGATAAGAAGATGGGGTTGAGCATTGTTGATACTGCGTGGCTTGCCGGTATTCTGGAAGGTGAAGGGTCTTTCATATGGAATAATAAAGGTGGAAATGTTTATGGTTGTCCATATCTAAGAATCGGCATGACAGATGAGGATATTGTCAAGCGCGTTCAATCCATGATTGGTGGAAGGATACGCATTGAGTCTGCGAGGCAAAAAGGTTGGAAGGATCAGTTCAGATTGGCTATTTCTGGACAACCTGCAATTGAGGTAATGAAGAAGATACTTCCATTTATGGGAGAGAGGCGTTCAATTAAGATTAGTCAATTGATTGATAAGTGGGAGAGTAGGCCAAATAGAAAACAGGGCCATAGGAATATTCATGCTAAATTGACTTCCAGTCAAGTTATCCAGATTCGTGAGCGGTATGCTGTTGGGAATATTTCACAAAGAGCGTTAGCGCAGGAATATGGGGTGACTAATGGTGCAATTAATTTTGTTGTTCATGGGAGGACCTGGAAAGATGTCGGTGGTCCTATTATGCCCTAAATGCAATATGCCCGATGGCACACCGGAGAGTGACAAGTTTGTGCCGGGGGATTTTGATTAGAATGACTCTCGAGTTACAGCCCGTGACGCTAAGAGAAGCGTATACGTTTATCAATGAATACCATCGCCACCATAATGCACCGCAGGGGGCCAAGTTTGCGATTGGTGTGAATAATGGTGACCGAGTGGTTGGGGTCATCGTAGTGGGCAGGCCAGTGGCACGAATGCTTGACGATAGCTGGACAGCAGAGGTAACACGGTGCTGTACAGATGGGACGCGGAATGCATGTTCTAAATTATACTCAGCGGCGTGGCGGGCTGCACGGGCTATGGGGTACAGACGACTGATAACGTATATTTTAGATTCAGAACCAGGCACGGCGCTTGCTGCATCGAATTGGCATTTAGTTGGGGAGGCGGGCGGTGGAAGCTGGAACCGGAAACGGCGAGCTCGTATTGATACGCATCCAGTGGGCCAGAAGACGTTGTGGGAGATGACGCAATGACCGAACCTAGTGTGCTGGCCTAACGGGAAGGTATATTGTGAGCTAGATGGCGGAACCTACAGCGGCGGCCGGCACGTTCGCGGCACCGGCTACCGCAACGACTGTGAGAAGCAGAACCGCGCCGTCGCTGAGGGCTGGCTACCGTTTCGGTTCACGAGTGATATGCTGCGTGATGACCCGATGGGCTGCGTGGAGATGGTCAAGCGGACGATTGAGGAGAGGAGAGAATGACCGACACGAAACTAACCGGTAGAGCGTGTGATCTGGCACAAGAGTATTACGAACGCTGGGACAATGGCACGCTGAGGCTGGCCCGCTTCCTCGACGCCCACCTGCTGGCGCTGCAACCCTGTGGCCATCCCAGGGCGTGCATCGTGAGCGGTCCCTGCCCGGATTGCGGTGGGAGTGGATACATTGCAGATGGGAGGGGCGGAGCGGAACCCTGCGGGTGCAATGCGGATGTCACGAGCTATTGCGGGTGGTGCGCGGCATACAACAAGGGATACGGAGATGCTGTACGCGAGTTGACAGAGCTAATGCAACGAAAGGATGATAGTCTGTCACAGGTAGGTGGATGGTCGTGGAGGGATGTTCGTGGTAGAGATGGTCAAGCGGACGATTGAGGAGAGGAGACATTGACCGATGACCAAACGTAACCGCAACCTGGCCGCGCCCGGAGGTCAAGCTGCTCAGCGGCACGCTCGTGGACCCGGAGCGCGTTCGCAGCGGCAACCAGGCGGTGCAGTGGTTCACGTTCTGGAGGCCCCACGTCGGGGGCCTGATGCTGCGCCAGCCGGCGGTGCCGGGGCAAGACTACGAGTTGAGCGCGTTCGGGCATTCCTGGTACTCGAACTGCTCATACTGGCAGTTTGTTCACTGGTCCTATCCGCTCGATTATGACTGCTCGACGGCGCTGACCTGGGCGCACGATTATCTGTCTGTCGGAATCGACCCATACGGCGGCGACAACCCGTTTGCCTCGTGGGTCGTGTGGAGCGACGAGCGCGAGATATACGGTACGTACAGCGATGACCCGCTGATGGCGAGGGCGCGGGCGCAAGGCGATACCGTGACGCTGTGGCTGCGGTCGCGGGCACTGTGGGGCTTGAAGCACGCGGACAACTACTGGGATGACGTGGCATTCGGGCCACGGTGGGTGTATTGGTATCCGCTGATGGTGGGTGGGGTGAACAGTGCGCGTGATTAGCCTTGGTTGGGGTGTTCAAAGTTTCGGCCTCGCCGCTATGTCGGCATTGGGGAAATTGCCACCTCTAGACTTCGCACTTTTTTCCGACACGGGACACGAGCGTCGCGAAACCTACGAGTTTGCAGAGAAGTGGACGCCGTGGCTGGAGGAGCGCGGGGTACAGGTGGTGACGGTGAAAGCCGGCAAAAAAACCACTTCAATCGAAGAGGGATGTACGCCGCCCTATTTCACACTGGGGGAAAAAGGGGCCGGGATG